CATTTTTCTTTCGTGTGGTTTTAGGTGTGTTTTGTTTTTCTTTTAAATAATTAATTGCTTCTACAATTCGAGTACAATCTTCATACTGTTCATTTTCAACATAGTACTTAAGATTCTCTTGTAATGTATCAGCAAAGTGTTTTCTTTCTAATGTTATATCATACTCAGCATTTTCCTCTAAACATACTACTGTTATAACATGTATATGTTGTTTACGAGTATTTAGATTAGCAAGTAATGTTTCAACAACTGCTTTAGCTATTGAAAAATCTCTCCGCTCAACCATATCCTGGAATTCCTCACTGTTGTTAAGTCTAAATTCAGTAGCCATATCAAAATAAATTTAGGAACCCAGGGTCAATTACTTTTCCCTTAAGTTGATTCATCTTCTCATCCTTCTTTAACATATCAGTAGCTAACTTTTCTAGATGTTTTGCTTTAATAACATCATAATCAGTTATCACTTCATTATGTTTCTTACTCTTCTTCATTCAACAATAAATATTAAATCCTACTGATAAACTCACTCCCATCATCTATTGGTTCTGGTTTTTCTAATCCTAATTCTAATAATCGTTGTTTAGTATACTCATCTAATTCCCAATCTACTTCACTTTGGTTCATTGGCTTATGGTCTTCTAATCCCTCAAGTTGCTTGCCACTAAATATATCACCTACCATCAAGTAATAACAATTGTAACAAAGCATCTCCATATTATCTAATCGGTAATGTTGTTTGTTGTTGTCCTTGAAGTGCAAGATCAGTGGGGATTTATAATCTGAAACTCGGCGTTCATGGAAGCCGCAATTACTGCATTCATCCTTTAAATAACCATCTGTTATCAAACGATATTTAATCTTCTGTGGGTTGAAGTGAGATGGATCTATTCTACCTTCTATGATATCTAAAATAGCAGGTTCTTTTTTATTGATAGTAGACACAGATAAAAATTTAGGGATACCTTTACCTGACTGGTTTTTATGAGCATCAAATAAAGACACTCCATTACTATCAACATATAATTTCATCCATTTCTTAATATGCTGGTATGAACAATTCAAATAACGAGCAGCGGCGCGAACAGACTTTGTTTTGTCCATTGCGCTGATGATTGATTCTTTTGTTAGTGGTCTTGCTTTAGGCATGTTCTATATCTGGCTCAGTAGCATCTTCTTCTAGATCAAAGTCATTTAATGTTTTAGAATCATTATCTACATCTATTGATATAATCTCAAGTGAAATATTCTCTTCTTCAACTAGTTGTTTTCTAAATTGTTTTTCAGCTTCTTCAATTTTACGAAAATCTTCTCTATCAACAGCATAGGTTTCAACCCATGTATGGTCACCCTCACCCATTAACACTGTTACAGCTGCTTTCTTTTCAACAGTTGAATGTTGAGTACATGTTTGCGTGTTAGGCAAAATGTTTATACGTCTTGGGTCAATTTCAATCTCACACACAATACATTTTCTACTCATTTTTTTTACCTTTATTTTCTATTTTATCTATTTTTTCTATTACTTTCCATAAATCTTCAGGTGTCTTTAGCTTATATTTTTTAGCTGGCTTACCTTCAGGTGTGATTTCTAAATCCAATATTTTTCCTTCACTATCAATTCTATCATACACATACCATAGAATCAATTCTGCCTTCCATTCTTCAAAATGTAGGTAAATTAAATCCTCAATTATGTGATAAAAATGTTCTTCATAATTCCAAAAGTCAACTTGTAGTTGAGTATGTAAGAAACTAGTTCTAATCCAACAATTGTCTAGTTCAGATACAAGTTTGATGAATATCTGTTTCTCTCTATTCTCAGCATTTCTTACACTGTCAGAAATCCTAAGTTTGCTTCCAAAATTATTTAGATTCATCTTTTTCCTTTATAGAATATATTTTTAAGAAATCACTTATCTCTATTTTTTTCATTGATGAAAAATGGATTGCTGCTATACCTATTGTGCCCGCATTACAATGTCCTAATGGTTCAGCATTTGAATCAACTGATGCGTGATAGTAATAGTCTTTGTTTTTCATAACCTTTATTTATCTAAATATAACAAAAAATAAGTAAAAGCCAAATTATAATTTAATAAGATTATTTTGGTATTCATTTATTTGATTAATAGTGATCTTTAAATTACTTAACTCAAATGAACCTATCTCACCATCCTCTTTAATAATATCATTTAATTGTTGTATGACATTAAAATCTTCTTGGGTAAAAGTATTTCCATTAACTTCAACAATTATGTCTTGTCCTTCATTAAACCAAGGATTTAAAACCTGTTCTAATTGTGGATTAGAGTTAGTTATTTTTACAGATTTTTTATAAACAACATTATGTATGGAATTTCTAAATCCCCACTTTTTAATAAAGTTTATATTTGATTGTTGTTCTATGGTTTGGTAGTCAGTTGTAGTGCGGGATGTTTTGCTCACAAAATGATATACATATGCTGGGCTTACCTTATGTTCAAACCCAGCCAGTTTATATCTTAGGTGTAAGTCATCATCTTCACAAAACATTTTAAAAGTATACCCATCAATACCAATATAATCTTCTTTCATACATCCAAAAAATAATTGTGAGCCTCCATCAATTAATTCTTCTTCAATATCAAATTCATTGAATTTTTTACTATTAAAATTATCAATATCACTCCCACAATCTAATAAAACTTTGCCGGGGTATGTATCAGGAAAAATAGGTGGTTCTACTCTAGTATATGTTGTTATTCTTCCTTTAATAATATGTTTATCCATAGTTTCAACAAAACCAGGTTTAATAACCATGTCATTATGAAGTAGAATTATTTTTTCACCATTAGCCTTAGATACAGCATTGTTATAATTTACTCCTAAAGTAACATTATCATTTTCTTCAATAATTACTTCTACCTCATTTTCATTAGGGTAAATTTCTCTAATATTATTTAAAATATTTTGAGTGTAATTTTTATTTTTACTTGTTGTTGGGATTATTAATGATATCATTTTATTTTTTCTTTAAATTTATCAAACTCAATTGGAAATGCCTCGGTAGCTTTATCTCTAAACTCTTGTTTTCGATCAAACACTTTTATTTTAGACTCAAAACTAGGAATCCTACTAATATAATCCTCAGTTGTATATATACCTTTTAAAACGTGTTGCTTAATATCATACCCATTTTTAACAGCTAATGAAGCAGCGAACATCCCAAATGTATCCTCAGGTCCATATCCACCAAATGCTTCAGGTATGCCTATTAGATCCCAAAATTCTTTAGAATATAAAGTGTGCATACCACATCCAAACTTAAATACTTCAGTTTGTTGAACATAAACTTCATCTATGTTTTGGTTTAAGGTTTCTTGTGGTAAGTGAGAATGTTGCTGGTTAAAAGGATCATTTATAAAATCATCATGGACTATAACATCCCAACTTGGGTCTCCTAATTTAACAATATTAGGTATTAAAATATATTTTCCTTCTAATAAGTAAGAGGCTTCTAATTGATATTTTAATAATTGGTCAGGGAATACTATATCAGCATCTATGAATATAAATTGATCATAATCTAGTTGAATACATTCTCTTTTTTGTTGAGTAGTGCCCATTAGACTATTGTCTAGAATAATTTCATTTATATTAGGTACATCCTCAAATAATTTTTTAAATATAGAAATAAAATACTCAGGTTTTAAATCACTATTCTCCCAATCTGTTAACTCAGGATTTAGATTTAAGGATGCTTTAATAATTACATTATCTGTGTCTTCTAGATATAATAATGCTCTTTTATATTGAGCCATAAAATTTTCAAACAACTCAATCTCACGAGGCATTACATGAGTACAAATTAAAGTAGACTTCATATTAAATTATTATATTTAAAAATTTCTTTTATTTGTTTAGAAACGTTCCCAATATAGTCTTTATATTCAAACGCTTTATTATAATTTTCTTCTATAACATCTAATATATTATTATAATAATCCGAATCCAAATTATTTATAACTTTAACCATCTCATCAGCGTTTTTAACTTGAATGATACTTTTGTCATTATAAAAATCACCTATGTTTGAACAACCCCAATATATAGGAATAGTTTTATTTAAAATACAATCTGTAATTTTTTCAGTGAAATAATTTTCATGAGATGTATTTTCTATACAAACTGAGTATTGGTATGGTCTAAAGCTATCTATCTTATGTTGTCGCCATTGTTCAAAACTATCTACTCCTCTTTCACCTAATTTATCCCAAAATTGGATTGGGGTAGTAATTTCATTTTGTCTATCAAACAATTCAAATCTTTGATAATGACCTGGTAGTTTTAATAGGTTACCTCTTAGGAATGATACTTTAAATTCTTTATCTACTTTCTTATATTCAAATGGCTTATCTTGCCACCAACTTTCTCCATATATAGATAATACAGAATTAGAAGTATTATTTAGTATCTTACTACTCCAAGTTAATATAAAGTTAAAAACATCACTATTATGGATAGCAAAATCATGGTTACCAAAATATTCATTTGGTTCACATGCTATAAAAATGTTTATAGGTGATAAACTAATCTCATTTTGATTAGGTCTATAATCATAAAATAAAGTAAAATCTAGATGGGATAAATCACTAAGTGACTTTTCCCATCTTTCTTTTTCTATATAATTTGAAAATACATTCATATTTTAAAATAATTTATATCACTAAGATTTTTAATATTGTATCCTTCTTCTATTAATTCTTGTGTTGCTTTACTTACACCATCCCAACCAGGATCATCCATTATAATCCAACCACCATCAGGTTTTAAAAGTTTTACTGAGTTTAAGAAGTCATTTTTTACAAATTTGTAATCATGGTTTCCGTCTATGAATATTAAATCAAATTTACCATAATATGGAGTAAAATCAAATTTTAAAGAGTCTCCTATTAACTGTGTTATATTATCATTTTTATATTTTTTGTATATTTCTCCTAATACATAATGGGAACTTCCATGTTCTGTTTGATAATAACTACAATCTATGTCTAAAGTTACAATTTTATTAGCATATTTAGATATTTCATGTGTCATTTTACCTCTAAAGGTTCCGAATTCAAAGACATCTTTTCCTTTTGCTAAAAAACACAATAATCGAAAAATATCTTCACCACCACCTTCTCCAAAAATCCAATCATTAAGGTTAAAAACAATATCTCCAGTATATGCATTATTTATTAAAGTATTATATATCATATGCTTTTATTATTTTAGAGTAAATACTTTAAAAAGAGTTTCATTTTCTACAAAACGAGTATTCCAAGGTTCATATTCCTTAAGAACATTGTAGTTAACATCTTCATCTTTGATCTCAGCTTGTCCTTTTTCATTTGGAAAATCATGTGCCATAATTATATCACCTGGTTTTAAAACATTACTGTACATTTCTAATTCTTTTATTTTATCACCACCATCACAAATAATTAATGTTTTGTAATTAGATGAAGTTTCTTTTATAAAGTTATACATTCCTGAAGAGAAAATGTTTCCTTCATATGATTTACAATATGGGGATAAAGTCTCCATCTTTTCAAACCAGTGACCAACTCCCTCAACTATTCTATTATACCAATCTCGATCTTTATTTATTTCAAAAGTATGAAATAAAAATTTTTCTGAGGCACAAGCCATAGTTCCTAAATATATAGACATTCCTCCTTTTTGGGAACCGATTTCTATAACATATTCAATTCCATCATATACTATAAGATGTTCTAATAGTTTAAAAGCTGCAAATCCTTGTGAGGAACCTCCTCCCATGATTCGATTGTTTATTTTTCTTAATTCTTTTAATCCAATGTCTGTATTGAATTCTTCAGGGTTAATGTCTACTCCATGGTTTGGATGAAAATTTAATTTCTTCATATTATTTATTTTATTTTATTTAACGATTATTATTTAATATAACATATTTTTTTTAAAATTCAAAATTATTTTAAATATGGTTCTATAGATTGATTTCTAGGTATATTAATAGCTAAGCAACTTGGAAAGGGATTACTTGATGCGAAATCATTTACTATGATTCGTTTTGAATGAAGACAAGAATGAATTATAGTTTTATACATTATTTCTCTTTCCTTTAAAAATTTTTCAAATAATAAAAGAGCATCTTGTGTTCTAGAAGTTATAAAAATAATCTCATGTCCTTGATCTGAGAGTTGTTTAATAATTTTAACATTTTCTTCTATAGGTTTAAGAGCATTAAACCAGTTTTCACTTCCATATTTTCCTGTATTGAATAGTACAATTCCATCAATATCTAATAAATATGTATTCTTTATAGTTGTGGATGAGAACCATTCTTCTTTTGTTCCCCAATCAATAAAATCATCAGCTTCAATCATTGTAAAAATTTAATTGTGTGTGTCTATTAAATCAGAAATTATATGGCTAAAATACATTTCTTTAGATAATATATTTAGGAGTTTTTTATATGATAAGACCATATCTTCTGCTCTCATCCCATATACTCCTAAACACACATTATCTGAGACTATTTTTTTCTCTATAATTTCTTGGATAATATTATCTTGATTAGATATAATAAAGGACTTTTGTTGTAGATTTTTGATATTTGGTTTCTTAATTAGAGATAAACCTACAATAAAATTTGATGATTGAAAACTATCATAACTAACTAAGCAATCACAATCTTTAATTACAATATCTCCCAGGATGTTGTTTTGCTTTATACATTCATATACAGTTTCTGGGCTACTTAATGTTGGAGTATCAAGGATTGTTACCTCAAATATATTACTAGGGAATGCTTGTTTTAATATAAAATCAGCTTCATATTCAAGGCAATGTTCTTTTAAAATAACAAAAATTATTTTTTTATAATCATCTATTTTTAACCCATCTACAACTTTTTCAATCATTAACTTCCCTGAAGGATGGGTTAGCATCCATTTAGGTTTCATATTGGTATACCTAGAGGATTTACCAGCCGCGGGTATGATTAAAATTGGTTTATCTGTGATTTCACGCTCTCTATCATGCATAGTATTTTTTCTTTTTTATTTGTGTTTGAATATGGTATTATTCTTGCTAGGTGTAAAAGTAACATACAGTAGTGTTGTTTAGAATTAAATCTTTCACTTACTGATAAAAGTTTTCTTTTAGGGGTTAGGGTTTGGTCTTTAAATGACCAGTAACAAAAAGCATCTTGTAAAAGTTTAGATTCATCAACCAATGATCCATCAATAAATGAGTCTAAAAAATCTATTAGATAAATTTCATTTTTCCCAATTATTATATTTTCAAAAGTTAAATCTCCATGACCATATCCTGTGTTGATTAACCAATCATTAGATGTAAGAATTTCTTTTGTATCTTTATCTAATTCTATATTATGGATTTTATCTATAACTTGTTGTTTTATATCTACTTGTTTAGTATATGTTTGGAATGAAGTAACTAAATCTATTATTTCCATACATCTATGTAATCTTTCTCTTTGAAAATAAACACTAAAACTTACTCCATGTATATATTCCATATCAAAATAAAACATACCGTATTCATTATACCCCCAATCATATATTTGGGGTGATTTTAATATATGGTGGGAAAAAGATTGTTGTTTTTCCATTTGTGTTTTTAACCTACTATTATACTCTAAAGTTGGTGAAGTTTTTTTAACAACATTATCATCATATAGTATAACGCTACAGCCTGAATGTCCATTTAGATTTATCATGATTTTTAGAGTAAATCTTCGTAGTAATACTCTCCTTGAGGATAATATAAATCGTATGGGTAATTACAATTGTATTTAGGCCACTCCATATATATTCTTGGAAAAACTTTAAATACTTGGTTTCTAGTATTTTCTGAAAGTATTCGGGCATCCATTTTAGGAGGATTATCAATCATATACTCTTTAAAATTATGAAGATAATAATCAACTTCAGGGTAAAATTGTTTAAAATACATGGCTCCTATATATGAAGGATCTCTAAAAGCTCCGGGTTCATTTGTTATATGAATAGGTTTAAATGGTATGTCAAATATCCTATAAATATCTTCTCTATACCCCCAGAATACATGGTCTTGAGGATGGAAGGGATATATACTATTTAAACCTAAAACATAAACATTCCCTTTTCTTTTTATACCATCAATATAAATTAAATCTGTGTTATTAATGTCTTTAAGAACAAATTCATTCATCATAATCATATCTTCTTGATGAATAGTTTGGTCTGTTCTCATTTTAACCACAATATTTGAGGTAGATTTTTTTATACCTTCAAATGAAGATAATATCTGGTAATCTATAGTGTTTAGGCCCGTAGCACTTGGTTTAGATGGTGGGGGGTTAGATTTAATAATTTTGATATTAGGAATACCTAATGCATCTATGTTCTCACCTTCCCATGTTGATATAATAACTTTTTCAACAAACGATAATTCTAAATAATATATTGCAGTTTGAAGTGTTGTAGGCCAAATAGGTCCTTGTAGTATTATATCTATTTTAATCATAAGTTATAATTCCAATTTGATTTAAATAAATGTTGAACTTGATTATAATTTGAAGGTATATGTTTAGAATACATTTCTAATTTTCCTTTAGGGTTAATTTTGTCAATTATATAGTTTATAGAAGTTTCTACAGTATGAATTTCTTTAGCATTTTCTATTACTTTACACCAATCAAATATAGTAAAACCATCTATATATTTCATTTCAATATAATTAGAAAATTTATCTAAGTTAATGTATTTACAAATTTGAGTGTCAGGAGGACTTCCAAATTGTCTATTAATAAAACAATATTCACTTTCATCTGTTAATCCTAAAACATTATAATATAAATTATTTTCTTTTTCTATATTTCTTTTAAAATTAAAATATTTATCCCAATCTTCAAAATCTAAATCAACTAACCTATATTTAGCATCCATCACAGATATACCTGGGTAGTTCCAGTCTGCTCTTTGTAGAGGAACTACAAGATAATTTTGTAATGTAAAAATATAAGAAACATCATTATTTAATAAAATATCTTTTCCTTCAAAATTTTTATCCCAACTAATAAATTTAATAAATGGGGCATCAATATAATCTTTAATCCAAATAAATTCAGGTATAACAGGCCATATTATTTCTGTATTATAAGTTTTATATAAAGCATAAGCTATTTTTTGACAAAAAAATATATCACCTATACCTGATGGTTGTTTTATAAGAATATTTTTTATTAAGTTATTATCCATTAGGTTAAAATTTTGTAAATAAATTCTTTCTAGTTATGATTAAATATAATTTTTATTTTTCATAAATTTCAAATTTAGGACAAGGTATTATAAATTTACCTCCTTTAGATAAGAATTCATCTTCTCTTTGAATAAATTCTGAAATAAAATGCCAAGGTAATATCAACATATAATCTGGGTTCATGGCTCTAACTTCTTCTTCAGACTTAATAGGAATATTAGTTCCAATAGTTTTCAATCCAAATTTATAAGGTGAACGCTCAGCAATAGCATCAATTAAAGTATGATCTAATCCAAACCATTGTAATAATGTGTTTCCTTTAGTTGATGCACCGTACCCACAAATTATTTTACCTTTTGCTTTTTCTTCTTTAATAAAATTAACAGTTTGTTCTTTTAATGCTGTAATTTTTTTATTAAATTCTTCCCATACTTCTGGTTTGCTAATGTTAAATTTAGTATTTTCATATTCTAATAAGGATTGAATTCTGAAGTTACAAACATCTCTAAGAGGCCCAGTTGCGAATGAGGATTCTTTAGCAATATTTTTTTGCATATAAATTCTTATACTACCTCCATTAACATCATTTAAACTAGCATCTACTATTTTTAAGTTATGAGGTGTTATTAAATTCTTAATACTATTTAAGGAATGATAATAAATATGTTCATGGCAAATATTATCAAATGCTAATTGTTGTAACATTAAAGGAGTATAAGATAATTGTATTACCCATAATCCATTATCATCTAATACTTTATTTATATCTTCAATAAAAGGATTTGCATCATCTAAATCATAAAACATAGCAATCGTTGTGATTACTTTTGCTTTTTCATCTCCATGACCTGTTTTTTGATAAGCGTCATAATTAAAATAATCTTGAACCACTACTCCATGTTTACTAGATTGTTCATAAAAAGAATCATCACATGGATCTATACCTAATTTTACAAAATCATTAGGTATTTGTTGAAGTAAAGTTCCATCATTACAAGCAATATCTAACCAAATGTCATCTTGACTATATTTAATTCTAGATACAATTTCAGTAACAATATTTCCTAATTCTTTAGTCATAGTAGCATTAATACCAGATCTATACCAATATTGACCCCACATAGAATCAGGAGGTGCTATTTCTTTTAATCTAGCTGCTCCTATTGTTTCATCTAGATAAACATCTAAACTGTATTTTTTTCTGTTTATATAATCAGATTCATTTTTGATAAAATCAGATATATAATAGTTTCCTAATTCTGTTAATTTTTTCATATTTATTTATTATTAATATATTATTTTATAAAGTATTGCCAATCTATACTATACATTTTTTCTATAATTGGGACAAAATCTAAAGTACCATTTCTTGGATAACAATAAAAAGCTGTTGATTTCATATTATCTAATTTTTCCATTAAAAGCAAATAACTTGTATCCACTGTAACTATCATGGAAGCATTTTCTATAACTTTTAACCAATCAAATATATTATCTCCAGGAATAAATTGCATTTCAACTATTTTAAGGTCAGTATCTATACTAAATGGTGCTTCATTATAATATGGAGGTGTACCAAATTTTTTATTTAAGAAAACATACTGTTCATCATCTGATAGTTTTAATATGTTATAATATAAATTATTTTCTCTGTCTATATTTCGAGTGTAATTAAAATTATCTTTCCATATATTAAGATCTAATCCAACTAACTCATACTTAGCATACATAAGAGATGAATCAGGTATTTGATGAGAAGCATTAGCTAAAGGTAAAAATACAAAGTCATCTTCTATAATTAATGGATTTTCTTCTATGTAAAATTCCTTTTTAGGAAAATTAGATTTTATATCTACAAACTCAATATCAGGAGAATTAATATAATCTTGTAAGTACATTATATGGGAAGCTAAAGGCCATATCACTCTATACCCTTTATTAGCGAAGTGACGTCCTATCCCTTGACAGAAAAAAACATCACCTATTCCTAATGATTGAAAAACTAAACATATACGTTCTTTATTTATGTCGCTCATAACCAATTTTTATTTCTGATAGGTTAGTGTTAAAGAATTTTAGTTGTAGTTCTTTTTTAGCTAGTGTTCTTTTGTAGTTACATTTGTCAACATAACTAGCAGGGACTAAATCATCTTTAGCTTTGTCTACAACGTTAAATGTTAATTTATTAGCTTCGTAAACATTATTATATTCAGGTGATGATAGAATTATTTCCGTAAATTCTATCCCTAAATTCTCTATTAAATCATTTTTAGCAATTTGTAATGTTTCTAATGGTAAATATCCATTATTATGCTTTAAATGTAAGATAGAGTAATAATCAAAAGCATAAGCTTCATCAACAGTTATTTTTATCATTTTATTTATTTTTAAACCCAACCATGTATATCAGATAATCTAGTACCATCAGAAGATGTTGTATCTACTTTAGGTAGATGTAATGACTGGTGGTGTTCGATCATTTCATCAATCATTGATTCAAAAGTATAATCGGGTTCCCATCCTAACTCAGTTCTTAGTTTTGTTGAATCACCTTTTAAGTGTCTAGTTTCTTCAGGGCGACTATATTTTGAGCTTACAGAAACATATTGTTTATAATCTAATCCTAATTTATTAAAAACATATTCACATAAGTATTCAATTGAATTGGTCACACCTGTAGAACAAACATAATCATCTGGGTGGGTGTGTTGTAATATCATCCACATTGCTTTAACATAGTCTTTAGCACTCCCCCAATCACGACTTGTAGATAATATTCCTAATTCAAGTTTATCAGTTAATCCTAAAGATATTTTAACTGCTTCTCTAACTACTTTACTTGTTACAAAATCAGCACCTCGTCTTGGAGACTCATGATTGAATAAAATTCCATTAGAAATAAATAAATTATATGAATTACGATAATTAATACATATATTATGTGAAAATACTTTTGCTACAGCATATGGATTTGCTGGTTTGAATGGGGTTGTTTCTCTTTGAAAACCATCATCATCAATTGAATTACCGAACATCTCAGATGTTCCGGCTTGATACACTCTAGCGTTAGGGGAATAATTTCTCACTGCTTCTAATAAATTTAATGTACCTAAAGCTGTAATGTTAGTTGTTAAAATTGGGTTTTCATAGCTAACTTTTACATGTGATTGAGCCGCTAAATTATATATTTCATGAGGTTGAGATCGTATAATAGCATTTTGTAATGATGATAAGTCGGTTGAATCAGCATATACTAGGTTAATTTTATTTAAAATATGATTTATATTGCTAGTGTTAGAGGTAGATTGTCTTCTAATTGTACCCCAAACTTCATATCCTTTTTCTAATAAAAACTCAGCTAAATAAGAACCATCCTGCCCTGTTATTCCTATAATTAATGTTCTTTTTTTCATTTATATAATTGTTTGTTAATCCATTTAAATGTTTCATTGATTCCTTCTTGTAGTGGTCGATTAAATATAACATTTATTTTCTTAAAATACAAATTATTATCAGAATTTCTTCCTCTAACTCCCATAGGACATTTAAAACCATATTTCTCTATAAATTCTTTTCCATCAATGTTCTTTATGTATACTCTTTTATCAGCTGCTTTAATAGCCATTTCAGCTAATTGATTGATTGTGACCATCTCTTCAGATCCAATATTAACTGGGCCTAGGAATGAGTCTTGTCTCATAAATGTTAAAACGGCACTTAAACAATCATCTATATAAAGAAATGATCTAGTTTGTAAACCATCACCCCACACTTCAATTTCACCATTTGTTGATACTTCAGATGCTTTACGACACATAGCTGCTGGTGCTTTTTCTTTACCACCATTCCAAGTTCCATATGGGCCAAATATATTATGAAATCTTGCTACACGAACATCTAATCCATAATTGCGATTAAATGCTAAAAATAATCTTTCACTGAATAATTTCTCCCAACCATATTCTGAATCGGGGTTTGCAGGGTATGCGCTTGATTCTTCACAATTAGGATTATTTGGGTCTAGCTGGTTATGTTCTGGGTATATGCAAGCTGATGAGCTATAAAAAACACGTTTAGCTTTTTGTTCTACTGCTTCCTTTGCAACATTTAAGTTAATTAAAGCTGAATTATGCATCACATTAGCATCATTTTCTCCTGTGAATATATATCCCGCCCCACCCATATCTGCTGCTAATTGGTAAACTTCATCAAAATAGATATGTTTTACAAAAGGTCTAGGGGAGTTGTACTTATATTTTAAAGGATGAATACCGTCATTAGATTCTAATAAAAAAGCATTTTTAACTACTTGAGGATCTCTTAAATCCCCTATAATAAAATCATCGGCTGCTGTTTCCCAGTATTCAGGGTGTTTTAAATCTACACCTCGAACCCAAAAACCTTCTGCTTTAAGGCGCTTTACTAAATGTGAGCCTATAAATCCTCCAGCACCTAACACTAAGGCTGTTTTTTTAATATCTTGATTTTTCATAATTTGCTATAAAAATTATTTTGTGATTCTTGTCTTGAAATATGTTTGTAATGATATAAAGAGTACTCTTCAAACTCAGGTAAATAAGCATATGTTTTATATCCATCTAACACTTCATGTAATTTATTTTTCCATTTAATATCAGGGGTATTTTTAAATATTCTCCATTGATAATCAGGCCATTGAATCCATCCTTTATCATTTTGTTTCCAACCCCACATTTGAATATGTTGAGGTGTAATACCTTCTACAATATTAATTCTAGGAGTTAACACAACATCTGATCCTGAGTTGGTTAGTGTACCGGGTAATGCTTCTAGTAATTCTTCATTAGGTAATTCATCTGCATCAATCTGGAAAATATAATCACCAGAACACATCCTGTTTAGTTCATTTTTCCAATCAGCAAAATGTCCTTGGAATATACTTTCTTTTAGAATAATATATCCTTGCTGTTTCCATAAAAATAAATGATATAATAACTCTTGTGATGCTTTTGGTTTGTCTAACAAAATACAAATTTCATCCTCAGGACGCTTATGTTGATGTAGGAAATTAAATAAACGCTTAATTTCTTCCAGTTCATTACAAACTGTAATTGCATAACTAATTTTCATATAACCTAATATAGTATTACTTTGCCAATAAGCCAATATAATCTAAAGCTTCTATAAAGTCTCTTTCATCAAAGTTTTTAAGAGTACTCATGTCCATTCTATATTCATAAAAATTTCCTGGTTGTTTTGGGATAGGATATTTAAATTTTTCTTCTTCAGTTACAGGAACTGCTTTCACAGCTGCCCATTTCCAGTTCCCAACTTCACTTCCATTTGCAAACACCATACCTTGTTTAGGTTCATTGATTGTTTGCGGTAACCAAGTTAATTTAGTTTCAGGATCAATCCAGGCTAATGCTTTATATAACTCAGGAAGTACTTCCATTTGTTCATTATAAAAGTTATTTTCTTCAGTCATAAGTGAGTTAGTCCAATACCCACATGATAATGACATCCAATTTGTTATCTCAGGTGTAATCTGTGTTTCATAACATAAGTTGCCTCCTGACTTAGGACAATCTATAATTTTATCCATTTGTTTCTAATTTTGGTAATTCAATTTTCTTTAGTTTAGGAAGTTGTAATTTAACTTCTTTTGGGAATTCAGGAATATACATAGTAAATAATTCATCTACTTTATCCTTCATTTTCTCCCAACTAAACTCAGTTTTACTTTTATGTGCTTGACGTTTTGCTCCATCAAGATATTTTTTATAATCTTCAAATACATCTTTAATAACTGTACCTGCGTGACCTAGATCAACTGAGAACCATTGTGATTCTTTTAATAACCATTGGTTTGCTGCACTTGGATGTACATCTGTTAATTTACCTGGTAACATTGTTGTGAATTCAGGATTTAAAAAGTCTACTTGCCCACTCCAATTAGTAGTAATGATTGGTTTTTTAGTTAAACTAAATTCAAGTAATGGACGGCCATAACCTTCTCCTTTAGTTAGATTAATCATTGCTTTTACTTTAGAATGATTATATAATTCATTCATCTCACCATCACTAAACTCACCATGTAAAACATAGATGTTAGGTAAATCTTTACTATTAATTGATTTTTTGATTAAAGTAATTTTTCTTAAGATTTCATCTCTATCAAGATATGAAGAACCCATTTGAGATGTTTTTAAGATTAATGCTGGTTTGTCTTTCTTATTTTTGAATATTTCATAAAACATTTTAATTAACAAACCTACATTCTTTCTATCTTCACCTAAATCACCATTAATCCAATGGCCAACAAATAAAAATGCAAATTTTTCCTTAATACTAGTTATTTCAGGAAATGAATCTACTTTATCAAGTGGTTTATAAACATTAATATCCACTCCTTCAAATACTACCTTGATTGGCGTTTCAATTTTGACTTCTCCAATTGGTTGATTAGTACGTTGATCTACTTTTTGTAACACAGTATTAATAAATGTTTTCTTTGAATGTTCAGAAGAAGTTAATACTAAATTCATTCTATTACATCCTTCAATCCAATCACCTGGTGCTACAGTTGTTTCGATACCCGCTGTCACTCCAATACTATACTTTCCTATTGGTTGAAATTCACTTGGTATAGTGATTTGCATCCATATTTCAGGTTGTTTTGGTAGTTGGGGTTGAGTATGAATATGCTGGTTTAAAAATTCCCATTCTGGGTTGTCAACAATAAAATTCCAAGGTGTATTACCCCACATTTGAGGAATAATTTTAACATCATATTTGTCTGTGGCTATAATTGCTCTGACTAAATCTCGAGAGCGTGCTCCGTAACCGCTATAAGTGTCAATAGGGCAGGAGATAAAAAACAATGGTTTACTCATAACTTTATTTTAATATACTAATTTGTGTGGTACTACTTTTTCTTGAGTTTCGTTTGCATTTACTAACTCATATTTTTCTCTTGGTTTCCAAGTTTTAAACAATTTGTCTAATGTTTCAATAACTTTTTTACCCATATTTTCTGCTGTGAAGCCTGCTTCATCTGATAAAGCCCACTTACGACCTTTTAATCCTAATGCTTGTCTTTTTTCTTTACCTAGGTCATAAACTGTTTTAATCTGTACAGCCGCATCTTCAGCATTACATCTATCATCCCAAATGTAAGGTGTTAATGGAGAGCCTTGAATTGATCTATTGGTTGGATATACTGGGAAGGCCCACTCACCATGTTCCTTAATAGTCCCATTATGATTTGAAGGAAAATCAGCATCAAAATCAATCCATTTACCTTTTTTACTAAAGCGCATTTGGTCTTGCATTCCACCTGTCACATTAGCAATAATTGGGTTACCTGCTAACATTGCTTCAGTTAAACTTAATCCCCATCCTTCATTATTAGTTAATAAGACTTGAACATCTGAGCAATTATAAAGTAGATTCATTCCTTTAGGATCTAATACTTGGTTAGAGAATAGAATATTGTATTTAGAATCACTTCCAAATAACATTTCTCTTACTGCTTCTAAATCAGTACCATTATCATCTACTACTTGAGTATGTAATACAAAAGCACATTTTCTTGCTTGCTCATCAGTTAGTGAATCAATAAAGATTTTATAGGCAAATAATGTATCAGGAATTTGTTTACGTCTAATGTTTCTAGAATTAAAGAACATAACAAAATCGAATTCTTTACCTCCAAACAATTGTTTTCTAAACTCAACTAATTCTTTATCATTTTTATCAAGTGGTGTAAATACTTCTTCATTTAATCCATGAGGAACATATTCAATAATCTTATTTTTAGCTTTATCACCTAAAACTAATTCATTAATATTTTTAGTTTGTTTTGAGATAGCTAATAAAGCATCACATGACTCATAATATCCTCTATTATACATTGGAGCCGGATAGTCATCCCAAATGTTAAGATAGATGATAGGCATTTTCTTTCTAACCTCATTTTCAATTTGAAATAACCAAATAAAGTATCTTGGGTCTGTAATCAAGAATATAGCATCCGGTTTTTCTATGCTAATCAGTTGTCTAATTAAATTAGCATCACCATATCCATTACTTGGATATAAGATGATTGAACTGTCAGTTAATCCAGTGTTAGTGTTGGTATCAGGAGATAAATCTAATCGTTTACCTTGTTCAGGATGATTAATAGCACCTCCTACATTTACCCAGTTAAAATGCTGGGCTGTGTTTAATACTAATTCTCGAGCGACTGTAGCTACACCTGAATGTACTCTAATGTCATCACAAATTAGTAAGATTTTCTTCCTCTCATTTTGAGGAAGATAAGCAAAACTTGAATTCATATAACTTTTTTTTTATCGATTTAAATTATTGTGGTTGTGGATGTTTTTGCGAAATTCTTCATCTGTAAGATATAAATGAACTGTGCGGTCTACAAGCTTTTGTAAAGAAAACTTATATTTTACACAACTCATTTTAAAATCATCGAATAACTCGCTTTGTACTTTGACACTAGTTAGTGTCATTTCTTTTTTAGTCATAGCTTTTATTTATTATTTTAACGTATATAAATATATATAAAATCAATAAAAGTTACTTATCACATAAATCTTTTTTATCATTATAAGGACACCATTTACAACCCTTACTTTCAATAATTGGATGAGTAGTATCCTTATATGACCCATCAGTGTTAAAACATTGTTCAAGAAAGTTATTAATTGCTGTCACAGCTTTCTTTATTTTAATTTTACCACTTGGTGGTGAGTATTCTTGAAGACGACTTTGTGGAAACTCACTTTGTTCCCAAATTTTTCTTTTTAATATAAGAAAATCTACTTCAATTTGATCCTCAGGGATATTAAATTGTTGGCTAAAGAAATATTTATAAAGAATTAATTGGAACTGTTTACCTTCATCCTTTTTAGTCTCATCATTCCATCCTCGAGTAGACGTCTTAAAGTCGATTATCTTAAATGTACTTGTGGGTTCGTGATATAATACCAAGTCGATGAATCCCTTGAATAAAACGTTTTTAAACGCGCTATTAGGCGTCATTACAATTGGTAACTCAACCTTAACTAAACTCCATCCTTTTTTACTAAAGTACTGTCCTCGTTTCTTTTTGAATTGACTGAGTATATTTAATCCATCTTCATAGAATTCTCTCATTTCTGTAGCACCACTAAAGTGAGTATTTTTATTTTTCTTGTACTCATCTAAATACACATTACGGAATGCTTCTTCAAACTGTTCCTCAATATTAATTCTATCAGCTGCAGCTGCACTTTCTTCATACATCACAGTTAAGTGATTTTGAAGTACTTCATGCATTGCTGTCCCAAACACAGTATGGATGGTAGGTTGATACTCTTGTAATCCGTCTTTATATTGTAGTTCCCATTTGTGAGGACAATCTTTATATACAGAAAACTGGCTGTATGAGATACTTTTATGATAAGCATAATTTATCTCTTGAGGAGTATAATTCCTAATAGTCTTAACTATCGCTGGTATTTTAGTACTCACAGATTATTTTCTTGGAGGAATTGTTGTTTGAGTTTCTCAAGATATAGAATAGCATCCATATGTTCTTGTTTAGCATGTTCAACCCACTCTAATAGAGATAGATCTGTTCTGTCTAAATCAGTACCATATTTTTCTTTACCTTTAGCACTTCGTTCTTCGAATTGCTTAATTATTGATGTAACTATACTATCCATTTTTTAATAACTTTTTTTGTTCTTTCTCTCCAACACCTAATTTAGTAAGTATACTTTTCACACCTGATTCTCTTAGTATGTCAATGTATTCCTCTGCTTCACCAAATGAACATTCAAAATAGTTAGCAATATGTTTAAGCAATGATTCTTGCTTTTTCTTTTTAGAGGATTTGATGTATTTAAAGAACATATTATTTTTGGGTATCATATATAAATATATACTGTATATTTTCTCTTTATCAGTATATGGAAAAGTCTGCACTAAATTCACAAATTCTATATACTCAGGATTCATACTGAGGAAGCGATGAATCATATATGGTTCAAATGATTTCTTGTCTTCCTCAGTAAATGATTCCCATTTTGATTTATTATAGGTAATTTCCTTTAACCAATCAAATATTGTCATACTCTTCTCTAACTTCTTTAGGTAACAACTCTACTAATACTTTACCGCTTACCACATCATAAAAACATGGAATAGGCATAATAGAATCTTCTGTTGTTCCCGTTAAAAACTTAGATACCTTACGTAAAATTACTCCCTCAGCAAATACATGATTTCCTTCAGGTGAAGTAATTGGTTGTGTTTGCTTAAAGTCTACATTGACATTAGGCTGTTGTTGTTTTGATTCACTCATAACTTTGTTTATTTATTTATTTGTTTTTTTATAATTTTTATAATCTATGTAAAATCCTATAGCTACTAAAGCATTCATTCCAAATGAAGATAATATTTCAATCACATCTTCATATATATTCATTGTTAAATGAACATGCCCTACCATCCAAAATGGTATAGATAGATTACTTGAAATCCATAGTAGTAGATATGTTATAAAATGTCTTATTGGATTATTTTTAAAATTGAAGCTAATAGAGCCATTACATTAATTTCCTTATCGATTCTAAAATTAGCATGATACATATAATTTTCTATTTCAATGACAATCATTGCTTTTGCTAGATCATTATTACCATACTCATCTAAACTATCATATAGAAATCTATAAATTTCTTCAAAGTCATCCAAATTACTATCAGCAAGTATTTGTCTGATGTTTTTAAAACTAGGTTTAGTTGGTGATTTAAGTTCCTTTAATAATCCATCTTTATAACCACCAGTTAATACTGTTTTATCTATTTTAAGATATAAGTCATTAGCACCCCCATCAACAGTATTTACTTGACAAGTATTAAGTATTTTTCTAACATCTGGGTAATGTTTATTAACTACTAATCCTAAGTCGGATAGTTCATAGTTAATTTCTTCTTTATCTAAAATGTTAGCAACATGTATTGCTACTTCTTTTTTAGATGGAGGTGTAATTTTTAATACTTGACAACGTGATTGAAGTGGGTCAATAATACGTTCAAGATAATTACACGTTAAGATAAATCTAGTAGTACGAGAATATGTCTCAATAATGTTTCGGAGTGATGCTTGTGCTTGTATAGTTAGGAAATCAGCTTCATCTAAGATAATAATCTTAATTGGTTTAAATGAAGCACTTGAAGCAAAACCTTGAACTTTATCTCTAATAGTATCAATACCTCTTTCATCTGAAGCGTTAATATAGAGAAAATCACAATCAAAGTTGTTTACAATTAATTTAGCTAATGTTGTTTTACCTGTTCCAGGTGTGCCATACAATAGTAAGTTTTGTAAATCATTTTTTTTAATATATTGAGCAACAATAGATTTTAGTTGCTCATTACCAATATAGTCTTCTAATGTTTTAGATCTATATTTTTCTACAAATAAACTATTTTCTTTCATATAACCAAATATAATAAAAA